CGCGATGGTCATGGTTCTCCTGTCGAGGGTGGGGGGCAGGCCGGATGACAACCCGCCCCCCACGATCTCACGGTGCCGCGGAAACGGCAGTCAGCTTGAAGTGGCGGCGACGCTGCCGGCAGGTCAAGTTGCCGTAGGCGGTGATGAACGAGTACCGGGCATCGACGCTCGAAGCGAGACCGCTCGTCGCGTGGGCCGAAGCCATGTTCTCCGACAGCCCCTTCGAGAAGGGGGTCTGGGCGAAGAAGCGCCCGGAGTGGAACACCAGCCCGATGTACTTCGAGTTGATGCCGTACATCACGCCCGACGGGCAGTCGAAGTCCCAGTACACCGGCGTCTGCTTGAACAGCAGGTTCATGAACCCGAGGTTCGCCGTCTTGGTGTCGGTGTAGCGGACCTGTGGGGTGAGCGTCGACTCGTAGAACTCGTAGACGCCCTGGCCGGTGAAGATCGCATCGACGCGATCCGAGCCTGAGTCCGAGCTCGAGTGGTACGCCGCGCTCATCGCCTTCTCGAGACCCGTTGCGTCGACTGCGCCGACGGCGGTCTCGATCGACTTCCAGAACGCGTTGCCGGCGACCGCTGGGTCGATGCCACCGATGGCACCGGTCGAGTCGATCATCGCATCGAGCGAGCCGAAGTCCTTGGTCGGGTCAGCGGAGCCACCGAGCGTGCCGTACAGCTGACGGCTGAGGCGGTTCTTGAGCGTCTCTTCGGCCTGCATCACCTTGGCCTCGAGCAGCGACAGGACCTGCTCCTTGCCGTTGTTGATGGCCTCTTCCAGGCCGCTGATGGCGATGGTGGCGTACAGCTGACGCCACGGGTACTGCGCCGCCGAGATCCCCTCCTGGGGGGTGATCGTCAGCTGCTGCCACTCGGAGTAGCTGCCCGCCTCGCCCTCGGCGTAGATGATCGGCTCGACGATGGACACGCCGCCATTGATCTTGCGGACACGTCCCTTGGACATGAAGTAGTTGAGCAACGGCCGACCGTTGAAGATGTTGTCGGTCAGCGTCTTGTGGTAGTTGTGCATCGTCGTCGTCAACATGTCGTCCCAGTTGACGGGGAGATGCGTTGGGTTGGCTGCGGCCACGGGAACCCCTTCGGGGTGTGCGGCCTATGCGACTCCGTGCTCTCGCTCGGCTTGTGCGTAGGCCTCGGCGATGGTCAAGGGACCAGCGTTGGCCGGGGCGGGTGAGGTGCCTGCGCGGGTGGCAGATCCACCGTTTCCGATCAGCTGCTGAGCGTTCTGTCCCGCCGCCTGGCGCTGCTGGTTAGCAGCCGCCTGACGTGCAGCCATCTGCTGCTGGGCAGTCATCGCTCGATCGAAGGCGATGTTCTTCCAGATCATGTCGAAGCTGTCGGGGCCCATGCCCCGCTGTAGCGCCGTCGACACGACCTCGCGAACGTCGTCCTCTTTCAGCTGGTACCGCTGCTGTAGTTGACCGACCGTGGTCCGCAGGTGCTCCGTGGCCTGACGTTCTTCCCACTGCTGCTTGAGACTCTGGTTCTCACGCTCGACCTGAGCGAGCCTGCGCTCGGTCGGATCGGTATAGGGGTTCTCGTACTCGTCCTCGTAGCTCGGCGCTTGAGGCGCCGCCTGCTGACCGAACTCCACGCCGTACTGCTGAGCGAGGATGCGGAGGGTCTCCGCTGGCTGAGACTGCAGTGCTCGCTCGAGAGTGAGTGCGTACTCGGCCTGCTGGCGCTGTTGCGCTAGCTCCTGTGTCTTGCGGGTGTAGTCAGCCGTGCGGCTGTAGCCCGAAAGCGCTTCTCGCAGTGGAACTTCCTCGTCCTGGCCATCGACCTTGACGCGGACGTAGCGGTTGGCCACGTCATCGTCGAGCTCGAGGTACGAACGCTGAGGCTCCGGTGGTGCCTGGTCGGCGTTGTCTCCATCCCAGCCGACGTCTCCGCTGGGCGCGGGATCAGCAGGTTCGGAATCCCCGGTGAAGGGGTAGGGGTCCGACACGATCGAGTCCTACTTCCTGGTTGCTCTGTGTCGGCCGCAATTGAACCACAGATCACCCGCCTAACTGCGCGAGCAGTTCTGGCGGGATCTGTGGAGCGGTCCCCTGGGGCATCTGCTCGATCGGCGGGCCCGCGCCGGCCATGTCGGCCGGCACGGGCATCGCATCCGGTGACGGCGGTGCGCCCGGAGGCAGAGCGTTGGGGTCTTGCTGGGCGTTGGGGTCCATCTGCTGCTGCTGCATCTGCTGTTCCATCGGCCCGTTGAGCAGCGACGAGGTGTCCTTGATGCCGAAGCCGTACTGCAGGATGTAGCGGGCCAGCCCGTTGGGGTTGACGACCCCGGCCTGCACGAACGGAGCCATCGCGTCTACGAGTTGGAGGGCGGACTGGCGTCGGAAGGCTTCGTTTCGTGGCTCAGTCGAGCCGCCCTCCACCTCGTAGTCGTAGTCACCCTGCAGGTAGTCGGCGTCGTAGTTGACCCACGCCCGCCCGGCCACCGAGGTGATGCGCGCCACCTGCTCGCCGGTCAGGAACTGCTGCATCAGCGTGATGATCTTCTCGCCGCACTCCGACAGGTACGACTCGATCTTGGCCAGCTTGTCCCGGCTGCGTGAGTTGGCAGCGTCCTGGATCATCGCCGCCTCGGTGGCGGTGCGCCGGATCGCCGACTCGGGCTGGCCGCGGGCGTAGTCGCTCACGCCGCTGACCGTGTTGATGTCGTCCTCGATCAGCTGGGACTGGTTGTAGAAGTCGGGCGGGGTGCCGACCGAGGGCAGCGGAGCGATCGAGCGGCTGGGATCGGCGTCGCCCATCACCGGCACCATCGAGTTGTCGACGTCGGACTCGAGGGCCCGCACGCCGTCGTCGTCGAACAGGTCCCGCGCGTAGATCCACTTGCGTGCGAACCGCTTGCGGTGGTTCAGCATCTGGTTGCGGGTCTCGTTGAGCTCCAACTGCAGCGACTCGACCGACTCGATCTCGCCCATCGGGTAGAAGTGGTCGGGCACCTCGTAGTTACGCAGCATCAGGAACGGGTGCCCGCTGCCGTAGGGGATCGGGGCTGGCTTGATGAGGTAGCTGTCGTTGATCGCCGAGCCCTCGTTCACCGCATCGCCGGCGAGGGCGAACGTCGACACCTCGTTGCGCTTCAAGTCGTAGAACTCGATGATCTCGCAGTAGCTGATCGCCCCCTCGTCGGCGGCGTCGATGTCGCTGCGCCCGTCGCTGTCGCCCTGGCCGGTGCTGACGAAGCGGGTCGTGGTCGACACCGCCTGGCGCGCCTTGCGGTCGTAGCGAGAGTCGACCCGGACGTCTTGAAGTGGTCGCCAGATGCGCTGCGCGATCCACCTCATTTCGCGGGGCAGGCGAGCGTCCGGGTCGACGAACATGTCGAAGATGCTGACGCGCTCGAGGTAGGGCCGGTCGGCCACGGAGTCGGTGGACTCCGACTCGACGTTGCCCGGCACGGGCATGCGGTCGTCGATGCCCTCCTGGTCGCCGGTCTCGATCGAGTTCTCACCACCGCCGAGCTCGCCGGTGGGCTTGGCCTCGGGGGGTTTGACGAAGCGGTAGCCGCACTTGGTCCAGCCGTGGCCAGCGAGAATCCAGTCGTCGACGGCGAGGCGGATCTCGTCCTGGTAGTGGTGGCAGCGCCAGAGGTAGTTGAGGACCTCCTCGACGATCACCGCGCTGGGAGCGTTCTCGGGCTTGCGGGCGTTGACCACGAAGCGGGGGTTGTTGATCGCCACCGCCGGGGCGATCACGTTCTTGGTGGCGAACACCAGGTTGATCACCAGCCGGTCGTTCTTGCTCGCCGCGGCGTACTGCTTGCCGCGGTAGAGCTCGATCATCCGGTGCCACAGATCGTCGTAGTGGTCCGAGCGCCACCGCTTCGAGCGCTCCACCTCGTCGCGGTTGAACTGCAGCTTGTCAGTCAGCTTCATGTTGAGTCAACCTCATCATCAGCGCACTGGGGGTCATGATGCTGGCAACCACCGAGACGGCCAGCGCGTCCTTCACCCTTGGGTCGGCGAGGTTTCCACCAGCGCGATTGATCGCCTGGTCAAGTCTGATCTCGGCGAGTGGCACGGGGATGTATCGGTGCATCTCATCCCCATCCGTAGTTGCTGGCTGGCTCTACGTCGACGCCG